TATAAAAAGAAATACGGTAATTTAGAACTTGTATATGCTAGTGATGATGAATGTAATAGGATTGAGGGCGTTAAATTTGACCCTACACCGATGAAAAAAGGTAAAGACGGGTATTATGATACCGAAACCAAAAAACCTACGCATATATGCGTTAATTAAGATGAAGTATTATACATCACATAAAACAATGAAAAACCTAATTGAGTTCTTACGATGGTTAACCTTAAACATACATAAAGGTTTACTATTAATGAATATTAAAGATTGGGAGATTAAAAAACGAGACAAACATTATGATTTATATTTAGATTATGATGTAAAGGAGGTAAAGTAGTGGTTATTTATAAATTAACATATTATGCTGATAGCACTGATAGAAAAACGATTGAATACAGCACTTCAGTTAAGGCACTTCGTCAAAAAATAGAGAGGTGGAAAACGGAAGGATTGAACACCAATTATGATGTGATTGAAACAATAAAATTTAATCAGTTATCAGAACTATGTGACATTTTAAATAAGGAGGTGAAATAGTGAAAGTATTAATAGCTTGTGAAATGAGCGGTATTATTCGTGAAGCATTTGCAAGGGGTTAATATGAGTAAAAAAGATAAAAAGAAAGCATTGATAGAACATATCAAGCTATGGCATTTAGATTGTATAGATTGTGAAATTGCAGAAGTGTTAAAAAAAGATAATGCATCTTTTACAGACTTAATTAATATTGTAAGGGAAGTAGATAGTGATCTTTTTGAATCATTTAATTATAAGGAGAGTTAATATGTATATAGTAATGATTTATTCAGATTCAACCGACCCGTGGGCATATGGTTCATTCAAAGATTTGGATTCGGCTGCCGAGTACAAAAAGAAATATCAAGCATCGTGGACGGATCGAGATTGGGATTCGTTGGAAGCACATATAATAAAACTAGAAAATAGTTAACCATAATATCTAGACACCTTTGCTACACCTTGCTTAGGTTTACAACTTGGGCAAGGTGCTTTCTCTAATTTATATTTCGGTAAAGCAGACCAATAATAAATATCAATATGCAATTCTTTATTGCGATGATATTTTACACATTTACGATACTCATATACTCCACATTTATTACATAATTTTAAACCACTAAATATCATATCTAATCCTTTTTTTTAAGTTAACAAACCCCGTTCATTATATGATGGTTATATGGTTATATTCCTCGTGAAACCAATTCATAAAAACACCCCAAATAACCAAATAACCATAAAATAACCATATAGGGTTTAATCCATTTCAGAGTGGTTAAATGCATAAGAACCGTGCGATTCTTTTACAATATAACCCCACTTAACCATCGTTTTTAAATAACGAGTAAGCTTGTTATTTATATTGTATGTTGTAGGCATCCAACCTTTAGATGCTTCTAAGAAATACCACATTTCTTTCCGATTAAAAGATTTCTTATCCCGATAGACATAAAACTCTTTAATAAGTTCAATCTCCCATTTATCGGATGCTTCTACACAATGTAGTTTTTCATTTACGATTACTGCCCCCCGTTCAAATAAGACTTCTTCCCGATTCCAATTTAATTTAAAAGGTTCACCATTTAATTCACAATGTGCATCTCTTACTTTTGTGATTTTACCCCGTCTAAGATCGGTAGCTAGGGTAGATTCTCCAATCTGTATTACATTATGTACATAGTTGGTTAAATGTTTCCCCCCGTGGATTAAGCCTTTAGTAAGGATCGGCTCTTCATCGTGGTTATTACTTTTGTTATGATGTCCCACCAGGACAATAGAGTTGCCTGTCGTAGTCTTTATGTGTTGGATCATCGACAGGATTTGTTGCAAGGCATTATTATCGGATAGGTCTTGATTCGTACTCGTATAGATATTGTCCACGATTACGACTCCATCTCGTAGTGCCATATCTTCGATGGTATCTTTGATCTTTTGCCATTGATCCGTAAACATCATATCATCATCATTAAATAAGGCGATTCGTACGTTTGTTCCCATTGGGAAGTTTGGTTGCATTGCCTTTACTCGATTGGATAATTGTTCAGGAGATAATTCAAACTGCACAAGTAACACCTCTTTTTGCATTACAGGAAATCCTAAAAACTCCTTTCCTGATGCAATAGCATACGCCATTTGTAGTACAAACCAAGTCTTCCCGACTCCATCTGTACCAGCGACTAGGGATACGCCACCTTCATATAGGAGGTATTGGATAATAGGATCAGGTGGCTTGTTATATGTATTGGTGAGTTCCGAGGTATCTATAACATTGTACCCCCGTGCCGCTAGTTTAAATTCTACTGCATTTGTAATAGAATCTTTTAGTTCTTTATATTTATAGGTAGAGTCCGCCTTAAACTTGGTAAACTCATCCCGTATATCATAGCCTTCAGGGAGATATTCACTCCATTGGCAGATATATACCTGTATACCCCGACTCTCGGTCTTAATGCGTTGCGCCAGGCGTTCTGCACCTTCTCTTCCTGGCGAGTCATTATCGTAAGCAATATAGATTTTCTTAAAATCTAAGATCGGTGAAATATCACTTGGGATAGATCCCGCTCCCGCACTAAAAGAAATACTATTGTTAGGACATACCAACATATCGGTTTCCCCTTCACATATAATAAGAGGTTGATTCCGATCATAGTTCTTTAAGAGGTTAAGTCCATATATTTGACACGATTTATCTCCGTGACTCCAATAAGACTTATGAATCTTAATTCCTGTTGTCTTCCCATCTTTGTCCAGGTAGTTGAATACTTTGAGTCCATCTTCCGTATATCCTACCTTCATATCTTTAAGCTTTGGTAAAGACTTTAAGTGTTCACTAGGTACATTATCAATATACTTCTGCGCTACAGACTCTATATCTCCCTTTATTTGGGGTTTTTTGGGGGGTTCAGGTGCTTTTTTCTTGGTTACCTCACCATTAATCATCTTTTCAGGATTATTGATGTTTAAGTGCTTGGCTAATAAATATGCATTCCCTTTATATCCACAAGAAAAACATTTACATTGTCCATTTTCAATAGAGAATGAAAAAGAGGGTTTCTTATCGTCGTGTGTTCCTAAAGGACAACTTCCTTTTCCTTGTGTCCCATTGTATTTTATTCTTTGTACCCCTACTTCATACTCATAAAACCATTGAAAATCAGGCATCTTCTACAATCTCTGCAAATGCTTTTTCTTCGTGATCCATCGCCCATAACATAATTGCATAGTTTACCAAGTCCTGACATCTTGATTTAATTCCTTCTGATCCTTCATTGCCATATAAAACATAGGTACGGATAGAATCCATATGTTTTAACATATAGGTTAATAGAACAAGTTTAGGGTCTAAATCTAATCGCTCTCCAATAGAACGGAAGTTCTTAAATTTATCCGCAGTATTTGACCCATCATCTATCGTGTATTCCTTACCTTTTTCTAATTGAATCTCTTTACACTCTTCTAAAAAGAGTTCACTTAACTTAAAAAACGTATCAACTTTCATATCCTACCTCCATGTAGTAATTATTCCTATTATTCTTTACTTTTTTTCTTGTCTTTGGGGTCTTGTTTATACACCTACCCCATCGTGTTGCTGCATCTCTCAACTGCTCAAGAATCTCCGATGCAGAAAGATTCTCTTCTATTTCCAGGACTAATGTAAAATACACCATTTATTTTTTATCCTGATTATATAGCAATGTATACATTTTCTCACCTACTGCCTGAACAACGTCTACTGTAACTGCGTTACCGCATTGCTTATATCTTTGTGTGTCGCTCATATCTACTACTTTACCATCTATAATCCCTTTACTTGTCCAATTATCTGGAAATCCTTGCAATCTTTCACATTCTTTTGGTGTGAGTCTGCGTATATTTGAATAATTTGGCGTTAATACTGGTTGCACCATCGTTGTTTTACCATGATTCTCTCGTACAGTAGGTGCAATTCCTTTTGCTGAATGCACATTATGGCACTCATGCCCACCTTTTCCTTTCAGGTTACCAATTATTTCAATTTTCTTGGGTTGTATCGTATACTGTTGCATACCAGTATCCAATGTCTGTGCTTCACCTTTACCTACTCTACCGCGTCTGGTCTTACTATTCGGCACAGAAAGGTTAATAGAATCACCAACCTCTGCTTCTGCGTAGCCTTTCTTCGTAGCTTCAGCGATCATAGTCATTCCTCTATAGTTTCCACCTGAATGTCCTGGATGTTGGAGTGTATTTGCGACTTTTGTATTCCTGTTGTCAGAGATTTTACTTGGTTCTCCGATAGGAAATACTTTTGATCCACTTCCTTCTCCAATATATCCGACAATGTATATCCGCTGTCTATTTTGGGGCTTCCACCAGCGAGTATTAAGTAACTGGAACTCAATGGTATACCCAATGTTATTAAGAACTCGGTAGACTGTAGCAAATGTTCGTCCATTGTCGTGAGAAAGTAAGCCTTTAACATTTTCGAGTACAAAACAAGAGATTGGCTTTTCAACGTCTCTGTAATATCGGAGAATCCTTGCGATTTCAAAAAATAAAGTACCTCTGGTGTCATCGAAGCCTTTTCGTTTTCCAGCCACGCTGAATGCTTGGCACGGAAATCCGCCACAAAGGATGTCAATGTTATCTGGTAAATCTCTTTCTGGTTGAATAGTTGTAATGTCACCTAACTCCTCCGCTTCTTTAAATTTATGTTTATAGACTGCACTTGCATATTTATCTATCTCACTAAAGCCTACCCAGTCAAATTTATAACCTGCCTGTGTAAGACCAAGATGAAAACCACCGATGCCACTAAATAAATCAAGTAGTCTCATTTATTTAACCAATCATCTAACTTCACCAAGACAATGGTTTCACCCCGATCTTCACGAGTCATTACTATGTCACAGTTCCCAAATGCTAACCATTTTGGAATACTTTTTCTGCGCTTTGCTTGTATCTTGTATGTTTTACCGCTCTTCTTCGCCAAAATATCCACATCCTCTGTCAATCCCATACTTCTACCATCCGATCCCCACGCACGTTTTACATCATAACCTTCTTTGGCAAGTTGGTCTACAAGTTCTCTTTCGTATGTATTTCCTTTTGATTTTGATTTACTTGCCACTATCTTCCACCGCCTTTAAAAATTGAGTAATTAAATCCTCAATCATATTTTTTATTTTAATATCTTTTTCAAAACAAAAGACTCTTAATCTTTTATAGATATGTGAATCAAGTGTTACTCGATGCCTCCCGCTTAATTGAGAACGTGTCTTATGCCTGGAATTAAGTGTAGGTTGCAATCTTTTAATTAATTTTCGCTCTAAATCAGTTGCAGTACCATACGAAATTGCTGGTTTTACTTTTACATAATCCCATTGCTCAACAGAATGTTTACTAAATCTTTTCCGTATCTCTTTACTGACACCTACATACACCACCTTTGCGTCTTTATACATAACATATACACCGCACATCATCGGGAGTTCTTTTTTATTCTTATAAAGTTGCCATTTACTCATATGTAAACCTATCTACTAAAACACTAACTACCACCATAATAATTGCAAAAGCACTTACCCAAAAAAATACACCTATACCCAATATTAATACATTTGCTACCCACTCTGCGATACTAAACATTACCATACTTACCCCTTTTTCTTTTCATCACGTTCATATACATATAATGCATATTGAACTGCAATGTACATTATCAAAATACTTATTATTTCTACGCCCCACATCACTTTAGCGCCAACCCAAGTGTTTCATTTCCCAAGCCTTTTTTGTCCCTATATTCCTACTCAAAGAGATCATTGGTCTATATGGACTTCGTACCACCTGGTACTATTTGTGAAGCGTAGAAATTCTTTTCCATTTCATCAAGTCTATCTAAAACTTTATGTATACCCTGGATAGACTTTCTGTCTTGCTCTATTTTTAATTTTACTAAAAGGTTTGCTAAACCTTGTCTTACATAACTCAATTCTTTAGGGGTGATTTTCATTTCTTCTTCCTTTCATTTGGTCTTGTTGCTTTAAAATATAATTCATAAAACCAATTATTATCTTGATGTAGAAATTTATCTCTCATCTTAATTACTTGTTCATCCGTGTATTTAAACCGTTTTAATACGTTCTTCTTCATGTACAGACTCCACTTTATTAGCTATTAAATAAATCTCTTTTGTAGGAATAAGATAACACCGCTTTGCCTTTGTGTCTCCTTTCCCTGTAATTAATCTTTGTTGATACCCTTCTTGCAAAATTAAATCTTTTATGCGTTCAGGATGTACCCAAATTAAATTCTTATTATCAAAAAAGCACCAAATATCTGCTTCTGTCGAAAGCAATGCAGAAGGTTTCCCATACATATATACTTCTATTAAAAAATTATTCGTGTGCTGCGATTGTATATCAGACTTCACTTCTATCCTGGTATTGGTAGAAGGACTATAAATATCAAATTGTTTAAACTTACCTTGTATAATGAGAGCAAAAGGATCAGATTCTCTGACCCTATTTAATACAATGCTCTCTATTCTCTTGCCGATCTCCAATGATTTCTCAAAGTTTGCCATAGGTTATATACCTGATTCAGGGTTATTGACTACGCAATCACAAGGCTCAAAATATTCTTCTGTAGCCATATAATAACCGCAATCCATTGATTCACTATGAATAAACCCACCTTCTCCTCTACAATCATCACAATCCACATCGGATTTACCAATGCAATAATACATCTGCTCATCAGAAGTGAGTTCATCAAACTGAATAGGGCGAACTTTCGTCCGCCCATCAGTTGTCATAGTGGTTTTAGAAGGGGAGATCATCGTCCTGCTTCTGCTGACCATTAGGTTTGAAGTCACTTACTTTTAAGCTAAGGTACTTCTCACCTTTCTTTGAGAGGTTTGACCAGGCAGATAAACTATAATCTTTACCATTAATGTTTACCTTCCCTGTCATATTAGGGTGCTTCTCTGTTTTGCGCTCTTTCGCAGTAAATAAAGCACCTTTGTTTGTGTTGTCAAAAGCCATATTACTTTGACTCCTTTTTTGTTTCCTGTTCTTCTTCTTCGATTAAGCTAAAGGTTGTTGGTAAATCTTTCGGAAAGGACGGAACAGGATAATTATGTACCCAATCCGAGACCTCCACAACCTTTTTCCAAGTTTGTTTATCTTCTTTATACTTCTTTAATGTATAATTTGGCTTCTTTCTCCAACCCGATTTTAAATATAAACAGGCAATACCGTCAATCTTTAAATCAGGGAATAAAGATTCAAATAATATCTTATAAGAAGTTAATTGTAATTGATGCGTTTGATATGCATTGCCCGTCTTAAAGTCAATTAACCATCGTTCTTCTTTCCCTTTCTTATTGACAAGCTTTACCACCCAATCCGCAGTACCCGCCCACGGATGTAATTGATTTCCTTTGTTATCTGCAGCCAAATCAAACATACATATCTCTAATGCTTCTGTAGTAAACTCTCCATTGACACTTGCATCATCACAGAACTGTTTAAAAGACATAATATATTTTACGATTTCCCTGGAGATAGGAATCAATTTATCGGACTCTGCATCATACCAAGAAGGTTGCTCTACGAGGTTTATCTTCTGACCACGCAATAATCGTTCACAAAAGTCGTGTACGATTGTACCAATAGTTGCGCGTTTATTTGCATACTCCATTGCATCCTCATAAGAGTTTGCATTTCCCAACCACCTATGAAATCCTATACCTTTATCTAATGCATCTTCAAATGTAGTAGAAGATCGCTTAAATATCTTTGGTGTATCTTCACCAAATTCTTTATTCCAATAATCATCTAGTGGAGCATACCATCTTCCATTAGCAAGATCATGTCTTTCTACGGGAATCGGAGTTTGCAATAATTCTTCCATTCTATACCTCTGTTTCTGGCGCAATTCTAGTAGTGTGACTTTTCACAGATACTAATTCACCACGCTCGTTATTTTCTTTATAGCTATCAAAACGTACTTTAATACTGCCAACTCCAATATCTAAAACTGTACCCCACTTATTTAATTCAGGGTCTAGTCTATTGCTGAGACAAAATCGTTGACCTACCTTTAATCGCTTTAGCTTCATTGCGCTATAATATCTTGTATTTCGTAACGCTTTGTTCTGTACCCTAAGTTTACTTCTTTAATCTTACCCGCCTTTGCCCAGGCTCGTATGGTATAAGTAGAAACTTTAAAGTATTCAGATGCTTCTTTCGTAGTCATAAGTTGCTTCATCTTCTATTCCTATCTATTTATTAATTAAAATAATGATTTATCGATATAAATCTTATACGAACTTATATCAAAGCATCAATAGATGCAAGAAGAATCTATAAATATATTATTATTGTTGGAAGAAACTAGAGAGTGGTGTTGTATTTTTCGATAAACTCGCTTGGTTTACCTTTTCCTAAACTCGTATTATAATATTGTTTCCAGTAATCTGCCATACCTTCGATAGTATTTGGTAGTTTTTTAGGAACTCTACGATATTTAAGTCTGCACATAATAATAGCATATGCTATATTATATTCTAAAAGGTCTGCTATATCTTCTTCTTGTGCAGTAGGAAGAAATGCAGTTGATGGAACTTGTGCGATATGCACACACTTCCACATCAATTTTTGTCTATACTTTAAATAATTCTCCAGGGTGTCTTTTGCTCCCGTCATCCCTGGTTCTATTTGCCACCAACTCCGCGCTACTCCATCATTCCATTGTCTTACATAATCATAATTAGACTCAATTAAACCAGTTCCAAATATGAGATTTTCTGCTTCCTCTGAATACATTCCCATTTTCTTTAAGATGGAAGAGATCATTCCCCTTATCTGCTTCTGTTTTCTTTTGTTCATATTGAGTAACCTTATATTCTACTTTATATATGTAACCATTTAAAACTTCAAGTGAAGTGCTATCTTGAATTACTACTCCTTTATCCCATATTAAATAAAGGATTGCAGCGAGTCCAAGAGTACACAATATATATGATGTTAAGTTCTTCATTATATTGAACTTACAACATAATATACATGAAACTCAAGGCTCTATAAATCGGCTACAAATACTTTAATTTTAGCTACGATCTTATCGTCTTCTTTAGATGGAGTTACTTTTGCAATGAGTTCTAATACCTTGATTACAAAACCCTTTACTCCATACTTTTTCACTTGACCTTTAATATACCGCTTGATCATTTCTTACTTCCTTTTACAATTTTAGTTAAACCTTCTATTACTACATCTAAAAGAATATCATCTTTATCACTTGGTGACATCTTTACAATTTTTTCTAATACCATAAATGCTAATAGCACCCATTCCCAATTTGCTGTTAACCATTCCATATTATTTCCCTACCTTTTTCATTGCTAATTTATGAGACTCTGTAAAAGTTTTACCGCCTCGCATAGCTTTAACCATAGAACGAACGTGCTTTGCAGTATGATGCCTACCATGTTTCTTCATTGCCTCTGCTTGTCTTTTATTTAAGCCTACTAAAGACACGCCTTTAACCATTTTAATAGCCATATTTCTTCATCTTCTTTTTTGTAGTTTTCTTTTTCATAGGCTTCTTTTTCATTTTCTTTTTCTTTCCATGTCCTTTGTGATATGGCATTACTTTTTTCTCCTTACTTTTCTTGCGATTGACTTACTATATTTTGCTCTTGGTTTTCCCTTCGCTGATGCAGCTCTCTTCCTACGATTTGTTGCTGATTTTTGAGAAGGACTTAAACTTTTTCTTACGGATTCAGGCAAGTATCTTCCGCGCTTCTTCTTTGGTTTCTTCTTGTCTCCTTTACTGACATAATCCCATTTTTCTTTTGTCCATTTGGATAGCTTGTTCTTTGAAGACTTTTTACCCGAATATGTTCCGCCCATATCCTTATAATATTTTACTGCTAACTGCATTGCACGAGCCGAGTGTTTCCCGCCCATCTTTGCTTTCGCTTTTGCTTTTGCTCTCGCCCATTTAGCTGGATTACGCTTCTTGGCAGTAGCCATTACCACTTGACCTTATGACTCCAATATCGAGCAGATAATTTACTCGGCTTAGAATCTTGCGCATTATGCCTAGCATAATACGATTTACGTCTAGCTTTATCTTTTTTACTCTTAGGGTTTTTACCAGCACCTTTTACACCCTGTTGACCAAATCGTATTGTCTTAATCTTATCGCCTACTTTAGCAACTACAATATGTGATTTTTTTGGATGTCCTGGAGTTCTCTTCGGTTTATTGTAACCAGATACTCCCGCTCTTTTTAATCGTGAGTCTTTAGCCATTTCTTATATTCCTTATCTTATAGTATAAATAGATAATGTTCATAACTGCAATAGCAATACCTAAAATATAAGGAAGTAAGTCCATAAAAACAATCGCCATACTCCCAAAACTACCTCCAGATACTTTAAGACTATCCATTAGTGCCTCCCGTTCCCATTCATTCGACTCATTATACCATCCATTCTTGATAATTGTTTTTCTAAATCACTTATCGCTTCCATCGTCTGTTCATACCTTCTATCTCTTACAGCATCACTATCATTCCATCGTGATATAAGCTTTATAATCATTCCTTCCATATTGTTAATACTTTCAGATTGACCTTTATTTTCTATTTCTAAATTCTTTAATGATTCTTGCTGCTCTCTGGATTGTTTTGATAAAGACATTACTAGATATACAAACATAATACCTACTACACCTATCATACCTGCTTCACCGTATACTGCCATAAAATCCATTTACTTTCTTTTCCTTTTCTTACCCCACGATAGTGGATTTATATTAAATTCTTTTTCATAAAACATTATTTGTTCTTCCAGCTTTTGCCTTTTTGCCTGCTCTGCAAGTATTTGTTTATCAAGTAAGTCTCCAATCTGCTTATTCTGTTCATCCAATTTTCTTTCAACAGTTTCCAACCGATCCAAGAGTTCATATCCACTCCAACCAAGTATCCCAGCAAAGATGCAAAGCCTTGCAAGGTAGCGTACATTAAGGCTGATAAAAGCATTATCATCCACAATGCCACCAGTAACACTTCGTGCAGTTTTGATTTCACTCATGCTCTCGCACAGCTTCCCATTGGTTATGAGTAAAACACCAGTTATCTGAATCAATCCTTACATTATCTGCATAAAAATGTGAAGTAGAATCTTGATCTAATATTTCTACAAATGCATACATTGTATCTCTTGGTGATGGTTCAAAATCACCTACTGACCAACCATTACTACAACTACTTAACAAAAACATACTGAACAGGAATATTGTAACTCGTACTAACAACTTCAAAATCTCCATTTTTTAACTTCTTAATTTTTTTATTCACTAACTTCCCACGCTTCTGAACTTGCAATGTAAACCTTTACTTCTTCATTTGTGTATGTTCCTATTCCGCTTGGTAACGCATTTAATTCTGCTAATGTCCAATCGCCTTTTATTATAAACTCTGAATCATCAGCACTAATTCTTTGAGCAAAATACTGTGGATGTCTTGCTATAAGATCCGATACTTTTGCTTCGTGATCTGTAGTCTCATCCACTACTTGCTCCATATAAGTATATGTTTCGCTCTCTGTTGGATGTCCATTCTCTAATATATGCTCGTTTATAGCTTCAATTAGTTCTGCCTTTGTTCCACTTCCACTTATGGAATGTGTGGTCATAAAAGATTGAATATCAGCCTTTAAATCATCTTCTGTTGGTAACTCTACTTGAACATCTTGAGTACCAGTTCTTTCTACTTCTGTATAAGTAAATGTTTGCCAATCATACCGAGATGTAATTCGCAAGTCTAAACCTTGTGATGTGTTTGGTATAACTAAATAATGTGTGTATTGACCTTTCATATTAATCCTTAATTGCTATGTGCTGATTTTCCATTATTATAATTCTTTAAGACTTCTGATGCTGATAGTTCTTTAGAGTAGATTTTAGCTTCATCAATGCTACCTTTAAAAAAGAAAGAGCTTAAATTATATGTACCTAAATATGTATTTAAACTGTCTCCTGTAAAGTTATTGTCTGATGTAGCAGTAGAGTCTGATGATCCATTAATGTAAATAGTTTTTAATTGATTACTTGAATTAAATGTCCATACAATATGATTCCAATTTGTATTGTCAATAGATGCTGATGATACATCATCATCAGAATAAAAATTAAAAGTAATTTTATTCCCACTATTAAAACCTAAATGAAGCCTTTTGTTTGCTGATGCTTGAGAACCTTGTTTAAATACATACTCTAAAACTCCAATTCTTGATCTTTTTATCCACATTTCAATAGAAAAACTAATATCATTTAGTGAAGGTGATTGTTCTATCGATATATACTCTGCACCTTTAAATCTGATACCACTTGATATTGAGTCTGTATCTGTTAGGTAGTATCCTTGTGAATCCCTACCTTCATTAAGTCCTTCTGGAACTATAATTGATGCTGGTGATCCAGATACTGTACCATTGTTTGAGTTTGTACTTCTATCTAACCAAGTAGTTACACCATCGTTTCTCCAGTATCCTACTAAATCGCTTGAACTTGCATAGTTACCACTATCAGTTGTAGGTAGTAAAGGTAATCCAGAGTTGTATAAGGCTGTTACTTCATTAGCTGTTAAGGTTGAACTCCAAATAGCTAAATCATTTAGCAATCCATCAAAAGTTGTAACGCCATCATTTCGATTTCCTAAAGTTAAATTAGAACTTGCATCAGAAACCCAAGTACCAGAAGGTGAGATCGTTTCAGTTAAAGTAACAGCAGAGCCATTAAGATATATAATTGGATCAGTAGTTGGATTATCACTATCATAGGTTACTAATATATGAGTCCAAGTATTTAAAGGAACGCTTAATGGTGTTTCCCATCTTGCTGCCCCACCAGATAATGTTACAGCAAATTGAACTTTTACACTTCCAGAGCTTTCACTAATAACTTGAAAAGCATATTTAACTTTATCAAAAGCCTGTCCAGCATTATTTTGTCCATCACTTTTTGGATTAATCCAAGCAGAAAGAGTACCACCACCTGTAAATATGTTATTTAAAGCAGAAGGTGTTCCAACTGAAACTTTATCATCAGCACCATCAAACACCATAGGATTATTACTTCTTACTAATGAATGTTGAAAGCCATACTCTTGTCCAGTTGCCCAAGTGATTCCATTTCCTGTACCATGATTTTGACCTAAGTTCAGTTGATTAATGATTACATCATCTACTACGATTGAACCTGGATCGCTTTCTTGTCTTTGTATTTGTATACGAGCAGTTGTCCCTTGTGCAGTAAATGATAATTCTACATCTTCCCAGCTACCATCAGCAGGCAAAGAAACTATATTAGATGAAGGATTAGAGTTTGTAGGGGTAGTTACTCGAATACCAGCTGAAACAGAACCTCCGATTGCCTTTAACTTGACATTAATCTTATATTTATTTCCACTTGTAATTCCAGATAAATCCTGATAAAAAGATTGTGTACCGCTATCTACCCTTGTTAATTGTACTGCGTTACCACTATAGCCATCAGCAATCACTTCTGCTGTGAAATCATCTAAAGACCAACCAGTTACAGAAGTTGACCCAACAGCATCAGCCGAGAAATCTCCGTTAACTGCTACATCAAGAAATGTAGGAGAGCCATCTAATATTGCAGTTCCAGAACCTTCTTGCATTGGCATATCTAACTTTAATGCTGATGAAGATATACCAGTAGGTAAGGTTAATTCTGGCTTTGTGTATAACTCTCTGACTTGATCTTGAGTTAAGGCTGTGTTAAAGATTTTTACATTGTTGGTTGATCCACTTAATAGAAAAGCAGTATTAGTATTATCTGATCCTCTTCTTGCACCCAATAACACATCTAAAGAGTTACTACCACTTCCAGAATTACCTACACCAACAGATGATCCATCAATATATATTCTAAATTTTTGTGTTCCACTATCATCAAAATTAACAACAGCTACATGATGCCAATTCCCATCATCATAAGCATTAGTATTAACAACTGTACCACCTATGTTTACAGCAATATAATCAGACGATGAATAGTAAATGTGATATTGCCTATCTCCAGAAGTATCACCACCTTTACATATTAAAGTACCAGTATCTCCAGATGCAATTTTAAACCACATAGCGATAGTAAAATCATCAGCATCTGTATCAAAATTAAGATTACTTGGTTGTCCTATGTTTACAAAATCATTCGTACCATCAAAGCTAACTGCATTCCCACCATAGACTTCTCCATAGTTTGCTATTGTATCAGATGCTTTATCTTGGATTCTTGGTAAGAAAGGAGAACTGGCAGAATAGGCATCTGTTAAGGTGGTTGCACCATAGATAGAACCATTGTTCGTTCCTGTTGAGTCTGGTGAAACTACTTCT